TGAATAAACAATCAGGAGTTATATTATGAATGAAGCGTTGTGGGTTGAAAAATACCGTCCTCATACTATTGCCGATTGTATTCTTCCTGATGAATACAAAGCAACTTTCCAATCTTATGTTGACCGCAAAGAGATTCCTCATCTCTTGCTTTGCGGCACTCCAGGAACAGGTAAGACTACCGTTGCTCGAGCGTTGTGTGACGAGATCGGTTGTGATTATCTGATGATTAATGGCTCGGACGAATCAGGCATTGATACTTTCCGAGTCAAGATCAAAAACTATGCAAGTGCGATGTCTCTTGGTGGTGGTAAGAAAGTTATCATCATCGATGAAGCAGATTATCTGAACCCAAACTCAACTCAGCCAGCCATGCGTGCAGCGATGGAAGAGTTTGCGCATAACTGTACATTCATCATGACTTGCAACTTCAAGAATCGAATCATTGAACCATTGCATAGTCGATGTGCAGTAATTGAATTCAAACTGCGCAAAGAAGAAAAGCCAAAGATGGCAATGGCTTTCATGAAGCGTGCATCTGAAATTCTTACAGGCGAAAAGATTCCATTTGATAAAGCAGTACTGGCTGAAGTTGTCAAGAAGCACTTTCCAGATTATCGCCGTGTTCTAAACGAACTTCAACGTTATTCTGTTAGTGGTAAGATTGATTCAGGTATTTTAACTTCAATTGCAGATGTTTCGATTAATGAATTGGTAACATCACTCAAAGATCAAAACTTCAGTGCAATGCGCAAGTGGGTTGCTGACTTTGGTGGAGATGATCCTGCGAAGATCTATCGTAAGATCTATGATAGTCTGTATGACATTATGGATAAGTCTACGATTCCAAATGCTGTATTGATTCTCGCCAAGTATCAATATCAAGCAGCGTTTGTGGCTGATCAGGAACTTAACCTGACTGCATGTCTCACTGAGATGATGGTGGAGTGTAAATTCTCATGAACATATATAATTTTTTTGAATGTGTTGATACGTCAGATCAACCTCAAGAAAGTCAAGTGTTCTGTAAGAAATGTCAAACAATGCAACCTTTGTCAAATTATGGAAGAGACAGTGGTTCTAATAAATTAAGTTCCTGTTGTAAGACATGTACCAGAAGATTGAAACAACAAACTCAAAATTTATTGAAAGTCATCCCACCTCCACCTAAAGATTATCTTTGTCCAGGATGCGAACGAGATGAAGAAACGATTCGAAAGGTTTTAAGATTTCGTAAAAGAAAAGCAGGTAGAATTTGGTCTTTAGACCATGATCATAACAATGGAAAGTTTAGAGGATGGATTTGCAATAAATGTAATCTTGCATTAGGGAATATGAATGATGATTTAGAATATGCAAGAAGGTTGGTTAAGTATTTGGAAAAATACGAGGAAAATTCAAATGGCTGACCTATTCAAAGAAATCATTCCGTCTATTTTACAGACGAAGGAATATGCTCTCCTGACAGAACAGGATGAAAAGTCATATTCATCGTTTATGGTAAATCGAGCACTCTCGTTTCATCGTAACACTGTCTTGTTTGCGAATGAGATGAATCGATTCTCGACTCTTGACAATAAACTCAAATATGACTTTCTCCTAAATATAATAAGAGCCCAGAAGCGTCCATATAGTAAGTGGCACAAAAAGGCTCAAAGTAGTGATTTGAATGTCGTAAAAGAATATTATGGCTACTCTGACGCGAAAGCGGAGGAAGCATTAAAGATACTTTCTGACGATCAAATCACCGCTATGAAGAAACAATTATATAAGGGTGATTGACCATGGTCGAAAAATTAGTAGAAGTCACATTAGAAAAGCAAGACGACTTCCTCAAAGTTCGCGAAACTCTAACGCGCATCGGTGTCGCTGCAAAAAACGACAATATTCTCTATCAGTCTTGCCACATTCTCCATAAACAAGGAAAATATTATATCGTCCATTTCAAGGAACTATTTGAACTAGACGGTAAACCATCTAACATGTCGGACAATGACATTCAACGTCGCAATACCATTGCAAACCTAATGGCTGAGTGGGGTCTAGTTAAACTCGTTGATGAGAACAAGACAAAGGATAATGTCGCACCATTGAGCCAGATTAAGATTCTTCCATTCAAAGAGAAGAATGAGTGGCAATTGGTTTCCAAGTATACAATCGGGAAGAAAAAGAAGGAAGGTTAATTTATGCTTGTGATGAATGTGTATAAACTTCGTGATGATATTGAACTTCCAACATACGGCACTTCTTTAGCAAACTGTTTTGATTTGTCATTTCAACCAACTTCAAATGTTGTGAATGGATATGACTCATTCAACGCACCCATTGAACGAGATGTAAATGGATTTGGTGAAGTGTCAATTTATCCTGGTGATCGTTTATTGATCCCAACTGGATTGATCTTTAAGATTGAGCGTTATGTCACGATTGAAACATTTGCAGACATTGCACGACACGATTTAGAATTGCCGCTACAGAACTACAGTATTCGCCTTCATCCTCGCTCTGGACTTTCGCTTAAGAAAGGATTAGTCCTAGCAAATAGCGAAGGCATTGTTGATGTTGATTATCAAGAACAAGTGTTTGTTCTTTTGACTAATATTTCCAAGATGCACCAAACAATTCGCAAAGACGATCGTATCGCTCAGGCTGAAGTTACAACCAACAGTCCGTTTGCGTTTAAGGTTATCACAACTCGACCAGAAAAACATTCTGAGCGCAGCGGTGGCTTTGGATCAACTGGTGTATCACTTGAGCCAAAAAAAGAAGATTGGCACGTCGACGGACCAACAGAGTTTCCTAAATAGAATTGGAATGCCCAATAGGGGTTCCGTTTCTAAAATGTCACTTGCTTATTAAAGGAGTACACAAATGACAAATATCACTACACTCGCATCAACATACGGACTCGACCGTCTTCTTCCAACCGCTCTTGGGTTTGAAAATACATTCGCTGCTCTTGACAATGCGTCTCATCTGCTTACAGCAACTTCCACTGCGTTTCCACCAGTGAACATCATCAAGAAAGATGAATACAACTTCGTCATTGAACTTGCAGTTGCTGGCTACAAACAAGATGAGATTGAAATCACTGCTGAGAGAAACTCTCTCAAAGTCACAGGCAAAAAAGCAGAGGAAGAAGATCGCAACTATCTTGTAAAGGGTATTGCTGGTCGTAAATTCGCTCGTCAATTTGTTTTATCTGACACAGTAGTGGTTCGTGATGCTAACCTTGCTGACGGCATTCTTTCTATTCAATTAGAAAATGTCATTCCTGAAGAACAGAAACCTCGTAAGATTGATATCAAATAACCATTGAGATAACTATATTATGATTCGTGATGAACTATCGTGGGATGAATTGTTTATCTTACAGGCTACTCTGATCGCTCAGAAGAGCAAGGATCCGTCGACAAAGGTGGGGTGTGTGATTGTTAATGATGATAACGTCATCTTGTCGACGGGTTTTAATGGCTTTCCAAGAGGCATTGAAGAAGATTGGAAAGATCGCTGGAAGAGTCCAGAAAAGTATCACTGGGTTGAACATGCTGAACGCAATGCAATCTTCAACGCCGCACGTGTTGGTGTTTCTCTTAACAACTCTCGTGCTTATTTAAATTTTGAACCAAAGCCATGTGCTGATTGCACACGCGCATTGATCCAAGCAGGGATCAAGGAAGTCATCGGACCAAACCGACCATTCACAGGTAAGGGTGCTGGCAAGCATTACTCGATCGAGCATGCAGAAGTCATGCTGCGCGAGGCTGGAGTCCGAATACGGTATTTCGACCTTCCCCCAGAACTAGGGGAACCCCCATTCTAGGACCGCTCTCGCACCTCTCTCCTCGGCGAGAGAGGGTGTCGTAAGTTATTGATTTTATTCGAATTTTTTCTATTGTTTTTTCCTGTGTTTCATGTAGAATATGCAATATGAAATTCTATCATTATATCGAGTCGCGAAACGACAAATTCGGTGCCCGACACACTCTCTGGCATGTTGGGAATTATCACTATGAGATTGAATGTCGCTCTACTGGCAACAAAATCAGCCTCCCTGACACCACTTTCGAACAGGCAAAACGTGTGTTCGAGAGCGTGCTCGTAAGTTATTGATTCTATTCGGTTTTTTCCTATTGCGTTTTGCAAGGATTCAGTTAGAATATAATTATGAAAAGCGAAAACACTGTTAAAGTAGGTGACGTCGTCAAGTCTCTTGACTTCGTTGGTATCAATGACTGCTATTATGTCGGTCTCGTGGTCGGCATCAGTGACATGGACGGCACTTTCCGTGCCAAGACCATCAAGCGTGTGTGGCAGGGTAAGTTGGACAAGAAATTTCCGTCTGACTTCTTCACTGCTCCGCTTCTTGGCAACCATTTCTTCGACGACATGGCTGAAGAAAAGGGTGCCGCTCCTCGCATTCAGGTGGTTGCCTAATGAACATCGATGACCGACATGGTAGTCCGTACGATCGTGGTCGCGCCGACAGTTATTATCGTCGCGCTCGAAGTCCGCACTATATGAAAAACGATATCAATGGCTATGTGACTTTCAATAGTGCTCGCGTACTTGAGAAAGACATGACCAAATTGCAAATTGCTGAATACAATCTTGGTTACGAACAGAACGAAGCCTATGGTGATTTCAAGGAGTGGGAATAATATGAGAAAGCAAACTGAAACTTTGCTGAGTGAGGCGATCGATCTGGTGAACGGTGTCGATCATGTTTTGGCGAACACCATGACTCAGTATGATCTGAGTGCCAAGAATTGTTATGATCTTGCGGAGAAACTTGAGCGTGCGTGTCATGCACTGCTTGTTGTTGGTGATCGCAAGACGCAACAAGACTTGAACAAGATTCCGATGGGTGAAGGAGTGCCGTTCTAATGGGATACTTTAAGAATTTAGAAATTGATATCATCGAGATGTATCGTCACGATGGACTCAAGGAAGCAGAGATTGCTCGCGTCACTGGTTTGTCACTGACTGAAGTCAATGAGATTCTGGCAGCATATGAGAATCGCGATGCTGACTACAGCGAGAACGATGGTGACATGGTCAGTTATGATGATCTCGTCTTTGATCCAGGTGATGTTGATTACAATGCGGAGCATTACTAATGAGCGATGTAATGACAGAAAGCAAGGTCTTTGAACTTTGCGTCAAAATGCAACGTCTTGGGTATGCAGTTGTTTGCTTCACTCCAGATGAATTGCGTGGTGCCAATCCCGATCATGTTCAAGACCGTTTGGTTGAATTGGGTTGGGATGTGATTGATGTTCTTGCGACCGAACCACGAGAGGGTGAAGAATGACAAACGAATATCGCCGCTCTGTTCTTGCTCCACGAGAACGAGTAAAGTTTGATCCTCGCAATCGCAAACATATGATTGACTTTGCGAGATTTGTCAAGTATAATAGTTGGACAAACGGTTGCTCTTATTTCTTGGAAGATCCCTACACGGATATTCCTTCGATGATTCGAGCAAAAATTGCTGACCACACTTTATCTAAACTGGTGGAAAAAGTATGAGCGATGATGACTTTGAAGCACTTTCGCTTGGCACAATAGAAGAACTTAGAACTCTCCGAAAGTTTGCACGCGATATGATTGAGTTTAATAAACTTGATGGCATGGCTTTGCCGCAGGAGATGCGAATAAAAATCGGTCTTTTGGAAATTTTCTATGCCGCTCATGTGGAGAGGTATCCGCAATGATGGTCTACTGCGCTGTTCGTTTCAAACCCAAGAAGAAGCGTAAGCCGAAAGGTGTGATTGCGAAGAAGTATAACAAGTCTTCTGCCATTCTTGGTGTTGAGAAGTTGCCGAGTTTGTCTTATGGTTCACGAGTCGGTGCTGATATTGCACGCAATATTCAGTCGCTGAACTCTGATAAAATCTTTACAGAAAAAAGAGAGAGCCTGATGTATACAGGCACTTTGGTGAAAGGTATTGCTACGATGCACAAGTCGAACGCAGTGCCTGTCATTGACGAAGAGCAGATGAAAGATATTTCGAGAATGCGTCGCGGATGATCGGACGTATTCTCTGTTTCTTTGGTCTGCATAAATGGGAAGGATTGTGGCGACCTAGTCGTTGCAGTTACTATCCCTTTGACATCCTTGTAAACAAAACTTGCAAACGATGCGGGAAAGTGGTTGTCCCGAAACAACCACATCATTCATCTGACGAGGATTAATTTATGAGTATTCGTTCAAAGGCTGCTGTTGAAACGTTGAAGACACTCGGTGCATTTACTGCTGGTGGTGTTGCATTTTATTTTCTTCTGGATCTTCTTGGTCCAAAACTTGGCATGCTTCTCATGCTTGTTTCATTAGTTGGTTGGTTTGCTTGGTTGGTGTATGACTATTATGTTCATATGTTTACACTTAAAGATAAGTGGAAACTTTAATTAGTCCTTGTAAAGGAATTTGCACGCTAGACACCCAACGTGAATTTTGCGTTGGGTGTTTTCGTACAACTGCTGAGATAACTGACTGGTACAAGTTGTCTTTGTCAGAGAAAGAGCGTATAATGGAAGAATGTAAGAAACGCGAATATATAAAGACGTATTCCGCAAATAACTCATAGGTGATTTATGGCAAATGTTAAATTTGAATTTAATGGTAAGTTGAGTGATGGTCGTTTTTGGGATGAGACTTCTAACAAACGAGTCGTTGTTGAACTTGAAGATAACGATTTGAGTGTACCTGAAATGCTTGATGAGTTTATGAACTTCATGCAAGCAATCGGATACAAGTTTGAAATTGGTGATCGTTTCGATGTTGTAAATGATTTCAAAGAGTTTGAGAAAATTAATAAAGTCGAAGATCAACCAATTGTTGATGAGGGTGGCACTATAATCGGTATGGCTGCTGCTCCAAACGCTCCCTTTTGAGGTTGAATTATGCCAGCAAAAACAGGTACAAAGGGATTCGGAAAGGGTCGCGCGAAACTAGGTTCGAAGAAAAGAAAGGCAAGACGTAAGAAGTCATAGTTATGAAGATTTCGATTGGTAAGTATCCAAAGAAAGGCGATCAAAAGAAGTCCATTCGTATTGATCCATGGGATACATGGAGCATGGATCATACTCTTGCTGAGATCATTTATCCGATGCTCAAGCAGTTGCGCAAGACTACTCATGGTGCACCTTATACCGAAGATGAAGATGTTCCTGAGAATCTTCGTTCGACCAATGCCAAGCCCAAGAAAAATGAATGGGATGTGGATGAGTTTCACTTCAAGCGTTGGGACTGGATCATGAAAGAAATGATCTGGACTTTCGGTGAGCACGCAAAGGATCGTGAACCAAACTTCTGGATCAAGAAGCCCAAACATAAATGGGTAGAAATTGAAGGGCAAGATTGGACGGAAATGATCACCAGTGACAAAGGCATCTACGACGAAGAAAAAGCCAAAGCATA